GTAATCCGGTAAATCTAAACGTCCACGAAGCCTAGCCAGTGGATAAGAGTAAATGGGGATACTCAAGGGTTGAAGAACTCTTAAAAAATTTATATACTTTTATATAGATTTACTACCCAGATCTATAACAATAATACGTAATGACAAACTACAGTGAATATTTATTTCCGCTAATCGAAATAGAACATTATATTTTCAATTATTTGGATCCACTAATTGATTTCAATCAATTATCTTTAGTGAGTAAATATTATCATGAATTTATTACCAATGATAAACTGTATTTAGAGCTAAAAAATTTTTACGAGGATAAAAAAAAATTAGATTTTAATATTAACAAAAAACTAACAAAAGAAGAAAATAATTTTATTTTTGCTTGTAGATGTGGTTATTTATTAGTGGCAAAATATTTGTATGATAAACATCAAATCAATATTCACGTGAATAACAATAATGCATTCATATGGGCTTGCCATGAAAATCATTTGAAAGTTGCTAAGTGGTTATATGATTTAGGAAAAAATACATCTTCGTTAATTGATCTTCATAGTAATCATGAGAATGCATTTACAGTTGCTTGTCAAAGTGGGCATTTAGAAGTTGCCAAATGGTTGTATGATTCGAAAAAAAATATATCTTCGTTGATTGATATTCATGCCAATAATGAATATGCATTTATTTTGGCTTGCGCAAATGGTCATTTGGAAATTGCCAAATGGTTGTATGATTTGGGAAAGAATATATCTTCATTGATTGATATTCATGCTGATTACGAAGATGCATTTATAGAATCTTGTGCAAATGGTTATTTGGAAGTTACCAATTGGTTAATTTCGTTGGGAAATGAAATTGGTTCACCGATCGATATTCATGCTAATGATGGGCGAGCATTTAAACGAACTTGTGGCAAAGGTCATTTAAAAGTTGCTAAGTGGTTGTATTCCTTGGGAGTGGAAACTAATTCACCTATTGATATTCACGCCAATGATGAAAATGCATTCATTGGGGCTTACATAAATAATCATTTAAAAGTTGCCAAATGGTTATATTATTTGGGAGTAAAAAACAAATCACCTATTGATATTCATTTTAAAAATGAACATCATTTTAAATTAGCTTGCCTAAATGGAAATTTTAAAATTGCTAAATGGTTGTATCAATTAGGACTAGATACTGGTTCACCAATTGATATTCATGCCGACAGTGAATATGCATTTCGATCTTCCTGTATAGAAGGGCATTTGAAAATTGCTAAATGGTTGTATCAATTAGGAATAGATAATAATTCACCAATTGATATTCATGCTAACAATGAAATTGCATTTAGATACTCTTGTATGGAGGGTTATTTGGAAATTGTCAAATGGTTGTATCATTTAGGAATAGATAATAATTCACCAATTAATATACATGCCAAGAAGGAACAAGCATTCAGATTAGCTCAAGAGATGAACCACCCAGAAGTTATTGAATGGTTATGCACGTTATCCGATTAATACCAAATTTCGTATTCAATTAAAAAATTGAATCTTATTGACCATAAATTATTATTATTTGTAATAATAATTTATACAATGACGAACTACAATGAATATCTATTTCCGATAATCGAAATTGAATACCATATTTTGGGTTATTTGGATCCATTAACTGATTTCAATCAATTATCTTTGGTAAATAAATATTATCATGAATTTGTTACTAATAATAAGTTGTATTTAGCACTAAAAATTTTTTACGAGGATAAAAAAAAAATAGAAGCTAATATCAATAATAAATTAACAAAAGAAGAAAATAATTTTATATTGGCTTGTCGATATGATCATTTATTAGTGGCAAAATATTTATATAATAAACATCAAATCAATATCCATGTGAATAACGAAAACGCATTCATAGGGGGCTTGTCATGAAAATCATTTGGAAATTGCGAAATGGTTATATGATTTAGGGAAAAATATATCTTCATTAATTGATATTCATGCTAATAATGAAGATGCATTCATATCGGCCTGTGATGGAAATCACCTAGAAGTTGCTAAATGGTTGTATGATTTAGGGAAAAATATCTTCATTAATTGATATTCATGCTGATAATGAAAATGCATTCATATCGACTTGTGAACTTGGTCATTTAGAACTTGCCAAGTGGTTAGTTTCGTTGGGAAACGAAATTGGCTCACCAATAGATATTCATGCTAATTATGAACAGGCATTTAGATGGACTTGTGGTGAAGGTCATTTAAAAGTTGCCAAGTGGTTGTATCATTTGGGAGTGGAAACTAATTCACCTATTGATATTAATGCTGATGATGAAAATGCATTTAGTGAAGCTTGTCGTAATGGTCATTTAAAAATCGCCAAGTGGTTATATCATTTGGGGGTGAAAACCAATTCACCTATTGATATTCATGCTAAAAATGAACATTCTTTTGAATTAGTTTGTTTTCATGGACATTTGGAAATTGCCAAGTGGTTGTATCATTTAGGAATAGATAATAATTCGCTCATTGATATTCACGCTGATAACGAACTTGCATTCCGATACTCTTGTAGGAATGGTCATTTGGAAATTGCCAAATGGTTGTATCATTTAGGAATAGATAATAATTCCCCAATTGATATTTATACTAAAAAAAAGTATGCATTCAATTTGGCTCAGGAAAGGCATCATTTAGAAGTTACTAAATGGTTGCACACATTATCCGATTAAATATCAAATTTCGTATTAAAAAATTGAATATTTTTATCCAAAAATGTCAACATATTTATAACAATAATTTATGTAATGGTTAACTACAATGGCTAACTACAATGAATATATATTTCCAATAATCAAAATTGAATACCATATATTTGATTATCTGGATCCATTAACTGATTTAGAACAATTATCTTTGGTAAATAAATATTATCATGAATATGTTGCCAATAATAAACTGTTCTTAAAACTAAAAAATTTTTGTGCAGATAAAAAAAAATTAGATATTAATATTTACAATAAATTAACAAAAGAAGAAAATAATTTTAGATTTGCTTGTCAATATAATCATTTATTTATAGCGAAATATTTGTACAGTAAATATAAAATCAATATTCATGTTGAAAATGAATATGCATTTAGTTTGTCTTGCGAAAAATGGTCATTTAGAAATTGCCAAGTGGTTATATGAATTAGGGAAAGAAACTGATTCACCTATTGATATTCATGCTAATGATGAATGTGGGAATAGTGAGTATGCATTCGCATTGTCTTGTAACAAAGGTCATTTAGAAGTTGCCAAGTGGTTATATTTTTTAGGAAAAGAAATAAATTCACCTATCGATATTCATGCTAATGATGGAGATGCATTTAAATCATCTTGCATGGGTGGTCATTTAGAAATTGCCAAGTGGTTATATGATTTAAGAAAAGGAACAAATTCACCTATTGATCTTCATGCTGAGAATGAAGATGTATTTATAATGTCTTGTGAAAATGGTCATTTAGAAATTACCAAGTGGTTATATGATTCAGGAAAAGAAACGGATTCACCTATCAATATTCATGGTGATAACGAAGATGCATTTATAGCGTCTTGTGAAAATGGTCATTTAGAAATTGCAAAGTGGTTATATGAATTAGGAAAAGAAATCGATTCACCTATTGATATTCATGCCGATGATGAATATCATGATCTTGATGTATTTGAATTATCTTGTATGAAGGGTCATTTAGAAATTGCAAAGTGGTTATATGAATTAGGGAAAGAAATCGATTCACCTATTGATATTCATGCTAATAATATATTTAAATTATCTTGTCAAAATGGTTATTTAGAAATTGCAAAGTGGTTATATGAATTAGGGAAAGAAATCGATTCACCTATCGATATTCACGCTAATAATATATTTGAATTATCTTGTCAAAATGGTCATTTAGAAATTGCCAAATGGTTATATGAATTAGGAATAGAAATAGGTTTACCTATTGATATTCATTATAATCATGATTATATATTTACAATGTCTTGCGGAAATGGTAATTTAGAAATTGCCAAGTTGTTATTTGAATTAGGAAAAAATATCGATTCACCTATTGATATTCACGCTGAAAATGAATATGCATTTAAATTGTCTTGTGAAAATAATCATGCAGAAACCGCAAAATGGTTATACAATTTGGGAAAAGAAATAGATTCACCTATTGATATTTATGATGATGATATATTTGAAACTTCTTGTGCATACAATCATTTAGAAATTGCCATGTGGTTATACAATTTGAGAAAAGAAAATGACTCTCCAATCGATATTCATACTAATAATGATAAGGCATTCAGATTATCTTGTGAAAATGGTTGTTTAAAAATTGCCAAGTGGTTATACAATTTAGGAAAAGAAAATGACTCGCCTATTGATATTCATGCTGATAATGATAAGGCATTCAGATTATCTTGTGAAAATGGTTCTTTAGAATTTGCCAAATGGTTATACAATTTGGGAAATGAAACAAATTCACCTATTGATATTCATGCTGATAATAATGCATTTAAATACTCTTATATGAATGGTAATATACAAATTGCCAAGTGGTTACGTACATTAGATGAATCAATAAACATGAAAAAATTATAATTTATGCTAATAAAGAGTATGCATTCAATTTGGCTCGGGAAAGGTATCACTTAGAAGTTGTTGAATGGTTATCCACACTATCCAATGAATACCAAATTTCATATTAAATTATTTAATATTTCGATTAACTGTCGAATTAAAAAATTGATTTTTATTGGTCATAAATTATTGTTATTAATAACAATAATTTATGCAATGTCAAACCACAATGAATATTTATTTCCACTAATCGAAATTGAATACCAAATTTTCGGTTATCTGAATCCATTAACTGATTTTAAACAATTATCTTTGGTAAATAAATATTATCATGAATTTGTCGTTAATGACAAACTGCATTTAGCACTTAAAAAATTTTACGAGGACAAAAAAAAATCAGCAAAAATAAAAATTGATACTACCCAATTAACGGAAGAAGAGAATAATTTTATCTTAGCTTGTCGATATGGTCATTTATTAGTGGCAAAATATTTATATAGTAAACATCGAATCAATATTCATGTAAATAATGAAGATGCATTTACATGGACCTGTCATGGAGGTCATTTGGAAATTGCAAAATGGTTGTGCGATCTTGGTAAAAATATAAATTCTTTAATTAATATTCATGCTGACAATGAAGGTGCATTTAGATGGTCCTGTCATGAAGGTCATTTGGAAATTGCAAAATGGTTATATCATTTAGGACTGGAATCGAATTTTCCAATTGATATTCATGCAGAGAATGAAAATGCATTTAGATTTAGTTGTTTGGAGGGCCATTTGGAAATAGTCAGATGGCTACATAATTTGGGAAAAGAAATCAATTCACCTATTAATATTCATGCGGAGAATGGACTAGCATTCAGATTTAGTTGTCAGGAGGGCCATTTGAAAGTCGCTAAATGGTTGTATAATTTAGGAAAAGAAATAGGTGAACCTATTATTAATATTCACGCCGATAATGAAATAACATTCAGATATAGTTGTTACGGAGGCCATTTGGAAGTTGTTAAATGGTTGTATAATTTAGGAAAAGAAATAGGTTCACCAATTGACATCCATATCAGTAACGAAATTATATTCAGAGATACTTGCAGAGGAGGCCATTTGGAAGTTGTTAAATGGTTGTATAATTTAGGAAAAGAAATTGATTCACCCATTAATATACATGCTGACAATAAAGATGCATTTAGACGGGCCTGGGAAAAACAACATTGGGAAATTATTGAATGGTTTTGCACATTATCCAATGAGTACCAAATCGAAATCAGCTCGTAATTATATTTTTTTAATAAAAAATTATAATTTGTTTAATGCCATATATTTGTTTTTATATTTGAGATATTTATAATAAAAATTATATCCACCTGTCTGTAATAGTAACTTATTTTGTGTCAGTTTTAGTATTATATATTTTTGGTCTGGATATAATACGATAATAGGAGTGTTATTGGACAAAGTTCTTTGTTCTTCCGGTAATTTTACCAATGAATCACCAACATATAATCCTGTTATCATGTCACCGGATTCTGGTGATCTATTTGTAAGAATCCATTTTCTAGTTTCCCCATCAAATGATAATTTAAACCTATTAGATTTCAAAGCATAATCTCCAAAAATATCCCGATTTAAATTTATATAATTTATTTCCGTTGGTTTTGCTAAAAGTGGATACACTAATGGAGTATTGATGTAATTTAAAACATTTGGTATATTGGTTTTGTAAATATATAATCCCCAATTTTGTTCAGGAATTAATATGGGAATTAATCCCTCTTTCTTTTCTTTTTCATATTCATATTCTTTTTCATATTCTTCTTCCTTTTTCTTCTCTTTTTCCCTTGTGTCTAATCCATTTTTTGGTAATTTTTCATAATATTTGTTTAGATTCGCCAAGAAATATTCCTTTTTTTGGACATATTCTGGATACTGTTTTATAAAATTATCTTCGCCGATTGATGAATAAATAATATAATGTTTGACATGATCAATAAAATCTTCATCACTTATTTCGTAATCCGAACCTAAATATTTTAATTGAATATTACCTTGTTCTGAGTTATGCTTGGGAATTTCATTTAAAACTTTAAATTTGGAAAAAATTGGAAACAAAATTTCATGCTCATTTATACCGCCCACAAAAACATATGGTTTATTTTTTTCCAACTTTGTACTAAGAATACAACAATCGTACTCTTTTGAAAATTTTAATATTATTCGTTTTATTAATGTGAATGAATTAAATGATTGATGGTACACATACTTGTCAGTTTCTATTTTTTTTTTATAAGATTTATATAAAGTTGTTACCGGTTTAAATTCATTTTTTATTAAATTTTCTGATTTTTTAAACTCGACGTATGATGTTACTAAATTAGATATTTCCTCATCATTCAAGTGACCTGTAAATAAATTTTTAAAATAGTATATTTCCTCAATTAAAATATTATTAGGATCACGTTCTTTAACAAATTTCATTTTAAATTCATTAATTTTTTCCAAATAAATTTCTGGAGTTGCATCCAAAGAATTTATATGATAATATTTGGTTATGCTCTCGAATACAGGATAACTATCTCGAACATACGGGTGTAATTTTTCAATATTTATAACAGATTCTTTTTTAACATTAATATATTCTGTTGCTAATTCCATAATACTTTCGGAAAAAGCGAATAAATTTTTATTCGGAATTTTTTTCCATGCCGCGATTAATTCCCATAATTGTACATGTTTATCAGCTTCTATTTTTAAATTTTTTATTATTTCAATATATTCATCATTTGGAGTAGTCGTTGAATTTGTTCCGTATAATTTATCAATTTGATTAAAAATTTTGTAAGCGGTACTATATTTAATATTTGATTGGTCCAAAAAATCTGGTAGTTTATCGGTCCATATATTATCTATAATTTTTTTATTGTATTCATTATTCTCATCGTTTATTTCATTGCTTGTATCTTCTAATCCTCGATATATTTCAAAATTTTGGTTATTGTATTTAGAGGATTTCATTATTAAATATTGAACAATTATGATAAAAAAATAATTAAACATTTTCAAATTTGTATTGGTAATGGGGTAATTATTTTCATTAAACGTTTTTAAAACATAAGGATAAACTGTTCCATATTCGGATGTTATTATTATTGGTGTAGTAAAATCTCGATACGATCCCCTGATCCATTCATTATTAAATATTTGATACAATTCTTTTATTTTTCCTGGTTTATAATTATCCAATCTATTTTTTAATAATATATCACAATTGTCTAAAACTTTAGCCAAACTATCTTTTAAACTTTCCGTATTTTTTTTCTCTAAAGGAGATAACACGAATTTCGGATCAAAATTATTTTCATTAATATAAAATTTGATAACATCATAACACACTTTATAAATTTCATAGTACATCATTTTTATTCTTGTAAATAGTTGTATCTTAATTTTGGTATTTATTGTTTCGTCTATATCTAAATTATTAACATACGATTGTAAATCCTCTCGATAATTTTTCGCATATTCGCCACCGGTCCTCACACCATATTGGCCTAAAATTATTGTTAGGTGTATCGCATCTAATGTAAAATGTGTCACAATACCATCACATACGTTTGCCCCAATATCTTTTGAACCAGTAACAACATGTTTATCATCTTTAAATGTAATATTGCAAATTTTAGGATTGGCAAATGAACTGGTGTAATTAAAATAATGTTTTAGTTTTGGTGTTGTAAATTTTTCAAATAATAGTGTTTTGTCATCTATTGGTACACCATCGTTAAAAATTTGTGATTTATCAATACCCAATTCCAATAATAATTTATTTGTAAAATGGGTAATTGATTCATACAATTTGATTCCAGCTTTTAATATTGAAATATCACAACTCGAATAATTATTATATGGTACCATAAAGAAAATTAATGGACATACTAACATTATAAAACCAAGTGCCGAATATGGTTCACCCAAATGATTTTTTAAAATTTCGTTATTACTAATAATTTTATTTAAAAATAGAGTCATATACGACTCGGTAAAAAAATTTCCGGATTTCATTAAATAAGCATCTTGATCCGTAACCGATGTTAAAATTAAATAATTTATAAAATCGACGTTATCATTTTTATTAAAGTATATATGGAATGCTTTTGCTAAAGTTGATGATAACCCAATTGAACTAGTATCAATTTTATCGCCCGGTATACCAATTATTTTTTCTCTAAAATAATTTATCGAGTTTTTATTTTCACTAATAAAACTTTTATGTGATTCTAATAGTGGCGTATTATTTATTCTAATGTAATTGATTATATGTGTAAATTCCATAGCACTTAAATAATTTTTTTGTGCTAATTCCATAAATTTATTATATTCCTCATGATTAGTTAATATGATATCCGAATCAATATCTGTAACACTCATATTTACATAATGTGATATATTAATTAAAAAAAAAAATGAAAATTATTTGTTGATAAATAATTTTCATTTAAATATTGGTAAAGTTATTAATATTATAATGAAATACCTAGTCATTTTATCTACAATAGCGCATGTTTCAATGGATTTTATTGTAGGATATGGAGAAAATTCAACTGAACTGGTATCAATCTTATCGGACCTTATAAAATGGTATACTCGTAATAATATTTCTTACGAAGAATTTATCACTTGGTATTCGTTGGATATCTATTTGTTAACTGATAGTAATTATCAAAAAATTACCACATTTAATGAAAAGTACGAAAATGAAATTGCCGAACAAAAAAAAGAATGGGATGCGTACAAATGCGAAAATTACACTGGTAACTATTTATTTTTATTATTCGAAAATTCTGAAGGCCCAACCGATTTAACAAAATCAGATTGTAAATTATTAAAAAAAATTATAAAAAATAGCAGCAAGTTATCATAATAAAAATTGAATTAACAACATTTAGTTTGAACCATTAAATATTTAATTACAATACATTGTTTGACATAATGAACAAATTTCATAATTATTATCGTTATTTTCCAGCTTTTTCTTTAAATGATGATAAAAATTATTCGTATGGTATTGATCAAACTTTCGAGTGGTTTGATCATTTATGTCAAGATTTAATTGATGTTTTTTCTATGGATGCAATTGTTAAATCTTCCAACGAAAATAATTCATTGGGAACCATAGTTGATACTGTCAATAAATATTTAAAGAATAATATTTATGATGATTTGGTGTTATTCCAATATCAATATGCTAATATTGTTGGAAATCGTGTATATACTAATCCTAAACATCGTTTTTATCCGCTTCCAAAAAATATTACCATGGATATGTTTGTTTTTATTATTCATAATATTCCTTTGGTACGAAAAATTTATAAAGATGATCATATTTTAGATAATTGTATCATAACCGTTGTAAAAGATACTTCTAAAACATGGAATTCGTATACGGGTACCTATGATATTTATGTATACGGTATTAAAGTTTTACTAAAAAAACCATATAATTCTAATAATTTGTTATCAGCCAAATTATAATTTCGTTTAATATTATGATATAATATATTATAAAATAATATATTGTGATTAATGTCAACGCCGAAATGTTATGTTTGTGGTGAAATTATTACTGGGTATGCTATTATTTGTGATAATGATTGCGGTGTTATTTTTTGTTCCGATAAATGTATGAATAAAGATAAACATATCTGTGGTAATTTTTCCGATTTTGATGAAAATGAAGAAATGTTTTCAACCATGGAAAATATTAAAAAAAATTGAAAAAATAAATGCATAGCAAACTATAAATGATATTTCATCTTTCAAAACGCTATTTGCTAAATTAATTAATTAATTAATTAATACTAAAATGGAAACACCAAGTTCACCAGAATCTGCTGTACGCTATGCATCTCCATTGTTAATGGATTTATCTGAACCAGCTGGATACAAAACGGAAAAAATTTGTTTTGAACAAACATCGTTTAATTATCTGGTAGAATATATTGAACAAGATGGTGTTACTAAAATAACTTGTTCTCATAATGAAGAATATTATTGTTGGTCTAAAACAATTAGTGAACCAATTCTAACAGAAAAACATAGTACCGATCGTTCTTCATTTGTTTTGGAATTAACACCCAAGTTATTATTCACAATTTTAAAAGAATTTCGCGATAACAAATTGGATAATACATTTGAATTAAAGTTTCCGAAAAAATATAAAACAGTCACTACTGATCTGTTTATTGAAATAAATACTAGATTACCTTATAGTGACGACGTTGATATTAAATTTATTTATTTGGAACCGGGTAGTATAACGGAAGCCGAAAGATTCGATTTTAAACTGGATCGAATGAAGAGGACCATTGAAAAAGAAAATTCGTCCGCCATTGCAGAACTACAATCCGAAATTGCTAAGTTACAAAATGTTTTGAGTGATATCGGTAAACTATATTCTGAATTCAAAAAAATAAATAATAAAACTGCGTTAATCGATGATGAAATGGATCGGTTTGTAAATGCGGATGATATAAATAATGCACTTAGAAGAGATTTAGTTGAATATGCTACCAAAGATGAATTGGGCAAAGTATCAACCGAAATCCAAGATATTAAAAATAACATTACTATTATCAAAAAAGATGTAGATGTTTGCGCACTTGAAACGGATTTGCAGGAATATGCCACTAAAGCAGAATTGGCTATATATGCTACCAATCAGGATTTGGCCCAATACGCTACCACAGAAAATTTGGCACAATACGCTCCTGTAGCATATTTAGCCCAATATGCTACCAAACAGGATTTGGCCCCATATGCTACCACAGCATCTTTGGCACAGTACGCTCCTGTAGAAAATTTAGCCCAATATGCTACCAAAGCTGATTTAACTTTGTATGCACCTAAAACAGTATAATTTTGGGGAGAATATAACCATCACATTAAAAATATAAATAAAAATAATTTATTTATATTTTTTTTGATAAAAATTGAAAAAATAAATATGTGGTAGACCCAGATTAATTATATTAAAAATATTATTTGTTTTATAAACAAATAATTAATTAATCAATATGGAGGCACAAGATGTATTAGAACAAAACGAATACAAAATAAATAAAATTTGTTTTGAGCAAAAACCATTTAGTTATGTAGTAGAATATAATGAAACAGATAACGTAACAAAAATATCCTGTTCTTATAATGAAAAATACTATTGGTCTAACATAATTAGTGATAAAATTCGAACAGAAAAACACAGTACAAAATGCTCTATGTTTGAGTTGGTAATAACACCCAAATTATTGTTCGAAATATTAAAAGAATTTTACGAAGGCAAATTGACCGATACATTTGAATTAAAATTTCCAAAAGAATACAATCTGAAAGATTCTGTTCAAATAAGCAAAGCGAATGTCGAATACAATCTGAAAGATTCTGTTCAAATAAGCAAAGCGAATGTCGAATACAATCT